AAGTATTCGTTACGTGCTTGTGCTGAGGCTGTCACCACAAACAAGAAAAATAATATCCACGCTAAATTAACGAGACAAGTCTTTAATATCGTATGCATGTTCTCTTACCTGGTCTGCTAGTTGTCTATATAAGTTTTCAGCCATCTCCCACGTTGCTTCAGCTGCAGATAATCTTGTTGCTGTATCTGTTAATTTTTCTTTTGCAACTTCAAGATCTCTCTCAAGATTAATAAGAGTTTGTTTGTTTGCTTCAATAGTATCAGTTAAACTTAATACATATCTTACAGACGTAAATGTTCCAGCGAGTATAGCTGCCACCACAGGGACAATCACTATATTCTTCTTGACCCATTCAAACTTGGATAATTTATTTTTATTTTTTTTCATATTTTTTGTGCTCATTAAATAACCAATTTACGTAACGGTTCCATAGTTTTTTTAGCCATCTCATAACTAAACTCCCTAATTAACATTTACATTCATCACAAACACAAACACCGTATTCGTCTGCGTGTAAGTCTTCATCACAATGGCACTCGTGGTAACAATTTTTACAAGTCTTCGTTTTTGTAGCCATAGCCTTTTTTTCTATTTCCCCATCTCTTGTTCCAGGCATACACATTCATTTTACTACCAATGTGTTCCATCCAAGATAATGGTATATCTATCGCTCTTCTCGTAAACCTTTTTATGTCGCTTATCGCGTCGGGTATTGTTTTCATATTATTAGCGGGTGATATCAGTCTCCCGTTATCACCCTATCTTATACGCGCGTTAAGAATTAATCAAATTTTTTAGATATAAAATCTGTTATTTTTCTCCAGATTTTTTTGATCCAAAACCATACTGGTTCTATAAATTTTTTATACATCTTTTTTTTCCTCAATTTCATAGAAGAAACTATCAGTATCTTCTGTTTTCCACTTACCTGTATCTTCAACGTTCCACTCGTTAGTTTGCACTTTCCAATCAGGAATATTGTCTTTCACAGTGAAAGAAGGTAAATCCCATATACATCTATTGTTTGGTTGTGCTGCAAAATTGCCATCATCAAGAGCAATTATGTGAGCGCACTTATGTTCGTGCGGAATCTCTGAATGGTCAGTATCTAGTATATTACCATCTGGGTGTGCCCAGTCAACGGTAAATAGATATCTACCGTGGTGCCATTTTTTATCTTTACCAATGTATTTACCAGAGGCTGCACTTAAAATATTCCAAGTAGTAACAGTAGGATAATAAGAGAAAGAATTCCAAAGCTCCAATTCATCAAGACGTCGCTTGGGAACGTCTTCTGGTCTATATCCTTGTTGAATAAACGCGCTAATAGGTAGGCGATAAAAGATTGCACCGTTACCCATAATAGCGTGAAAAAGTATAGCCCTCCCACCCATACTTGATAGGCCAAAGATAATACAGTCTTCAACTTCTCCATGATGTTTTTTAAGATCATAGAGATACTCTTTTCTTATTTGGGCGTATGTCGCCGGTATGTTTGCATTTAAATATGCCATTACTTAATTTCACCCCAGTTAGCTCCCTTCTCATAATCAACTTTATTAGGAACTTTTAATTCAACAGCAGCTTCCATAATCTTAATTATTTCTTCTGCTTTAACATCAGACTCAACAGAAATATCTACCTCATCATGAATCTGTATGTGTGGTATTATACCATTTTCATAAAGAGCTACCATAGATTTTTTTGTCATATCAGCCGCAGATCCTTGTATTAATTTATTTAATGCTTTGTACGTAAACGCACGTTTTAATGGCTCATCATATTCTTTTCTTGCTTGTTCAAGTGGTAAAGGTTTAAACACACCAAATTGTACTGGCTGCCATAAATCAAAATGACATGCCCGTCCTAACAAAGTTCTGATCTTACCTCTGTCGTTTGCTTTTCTAGATACATTGTCCATTAGTTTTTTTACAAATGGAGCTTTAGTATGATATTGTCTAATTAATTTTTCTGCTGACTCTTTCATTAAACCTAGTTCGGCCATTAATTTATTTTTACCCATTCCATACATAAGACCTAAATTAATCGTCTTGGCTTGCTTCCGTTCTATGCCTGCCATGTCGGCCACGACCTGATGGAAATCAGCGTCTCCGGCGTTGTATGCGTCTACAATTTCATCAACTCCGTCTAAATTCTGCAGTTTTGCGTAATGCACTAAAATTCTTGGTTCTTGTTGTGAGTAGTCAAATGAACCCCAAACATGTTTTTCTTCTGGAATAAATATAGATCTAATCATTGGACCAAGTTCAGGATGTCTTGCAGGTATCTGTTGTAAGTTTGGATTGCTCATACTAAATCTACCTGTAACGGTTCCACCTTGATCTGATCTAATTTGATTTATGTCTGCATGTATTCTACCATTGACTGCATGTTTAGTTATTGAATCTATAAATGTAGTGTGAGCTTTGTTTAATTCTCTTGCTTCAGCTATTGATCTTCCTAATTCATGTGGATGGTTCTGTAAAAAGTTTTTTGTAAAACTTGGTTCTTTACTTTTTTCTGTTCTATCATATGGAAGTTTTAACTTATCAAAAGCTTTTGCTATAGACCTGGCTGCCATAATTTCTACGTCAACACCAGTTAATTTTTTTATATTTTGTATAATTTTTTCTTCCCTTTTAATTAAATTTTGTTTAATATTTTGTGCTTTTTCTAAATCAACTCTTACACCTTTAAATCTCATATCAACAAGACATGGAAATAATTTTGTTTCTAAATTAAATATATCCATTAACTCTTGATTATAGAGTTCTACTTTTAATCTTTGCCATAATTTTAATGTAGCTTCTGCATCACGTTCTGCATATTGACCTACAAACATTGGAGGTAATCTCCACATATCTGCTTTAGCGTCTAGTCCATATTCTTTAGCAGCTTCTAATAAAATTTTTTCATCTTTACCTATGCCAACATAATGTTTGGATAGAGCATTTAATTGATAGCTCATTCTGTTTTCATCTATCAAAGACGCTGCTATCATGGTGTCCATTATGGGTCCTTTTATGGTAAGTCCTGCTGACCTTAACCAGCAAATATCATACATGGCATTGTGAAAAATAAAGGTTGTATCTTCTTGTTTAAATAAGTCTTTTAACCAATTTAAAACAAGATTTTTGTCCATATTCCCACCTTGCTCGTGATGTATCGGATAATAGCCTGACCACCCCTCTACGGCCACCGCAACGCCTGCAATGTGCCCTTTTCCAGTCACATTACCAGAGCCTAACTCTTTTAAGTGTGGGTCATTAGTTTCTAAATCTATTGCTATTTCTTTGGCTCCACGCAGATCTTTTAGTTCATCTGGCATGACCCATTCTGTTTCAGGGGTAAATAGGGGTATTTGTGTGCTTCTCACTTGTAGTCTCTCTCCTTTACCATTTCTAGATAATGTATAGCTTTATCTATATCTTGTATGCCTCCTTTGTGAGGATGCCTACATATATACTTTATAGCGTTCCCCTCTGCAAATTGCAACCTATTCTTGTTTATAAACTCTGCTGGCTGAATGACAAAATTTTGATAGTGTCGTCCTCCAATTTGTTTTTTAAGACTTTTCATAATGATTTATCACCTCTCTTAATTTATTCTTTTTTGTTTTTGAAAATGGCTCTATAGCTTTTGCAACCTCTAATGCATCTCTGTGGCTGCATCGCCAACGCCATTGATCAAAGTTTTGATGAGACATCTTTGGTCTGATATTAACGTGTCCACAACCAAGTGCTTCATGTAAATATTCTATTGTTTCTTTATGTGTCATTGCTACCTCAATTCGTATGTTCCAGTACTTGTAGGCTCTGGGCTTTCCTTTACGATGTTGGAGTTGTTGTGTGTATGTAATACAACCCTCCCCATCAATAAGACCAGCAATATAAGCAAACATATATCTATCGTTTTTGTTTTCATCCATTATAAAATATAAGCTCGATCAAAGTTCTTTGGATCTAACACGTGCAATTCGCGCTTCGCTCTCGTCGCTCCAGTATAGAATAACCTATGTAATTCGTCTGGATCATAACTCATAGTTTCTAGCGCTGCATTTGTAAGATCTTGCATGAGCAAAACTTTATCAGCTTCGCCTCCTTTCGCTCCATGTATTGTTGACATAATGATACGCGGATTTTTGTTTATCTGTTCTCCATTCGCCCGCATGTTACGAATGTAGTTCTCTGTGATGGTATCTAAACCATCAAAAGATTCATACCAAACTTTATCTGTAAGTAATCCATACTTCTCCATACATTCTTTTAATGTGTATTTTTCTTCAGAATGAAAAAGTTTACCTGTTCTAAAACCTGGTGACACATTTGATCCAAGATATTCATATATATTTTTTATCTCAATAGGACCCAATAAATTTGTAGCACCTTGTATTGCATCTTTCTTACGCCATCTTTCCCAATTATTTAAAGCTATTAAAAGTTTTAATGGCACAGAGTTCATACCTCTGTGTTGATAATACCATCCCCTTAATTCACAAACTTCTTTTACATCATCAAGAAAATGATTAGCTGATGATAATACTAACCAATTATCTTTAGACATATCTACTTGTGTAATGTCGGAATATCTACGCAAGATACCTTGTTGAGTTCTAGGTTTATAATTCTTGTCAAATCTATTTTGTACTTTAGTAATTATTTTTTGTGATAGTTCGTGTATGGGCCCACCAGGTATTCTATATGATTGATCTAATACTTTAATATCATTAACTTCTTCTTTTAAAGCTATGAAATGGTCTACGTCAGCTCCAGCCCATTTAAATATTGCTTGGTCATCATCTCCTGCGATATAAGTTTTATTCGCGTTAACCCACATAGACCTGACCATCTCCCATTGTATTAAAGATAAATCTTGTGCCTCATCAATAAACAAAGCTTCAAAACTTGGTTTGTTTTCTTGTTTAATAAAATCTTCTAATAAATCTGTAAAATCTTTTAAACCTTTTTCTTTTTTATATCTTTTTAATTCTTCTGATAACAAATACAAAGTATCTCTTTCTATATCTAATATGTTTTGTCTAGAGTCATAGTATTCTAATAGATCCATTCGTTTAACTCTAGCTGTGTTCATGATAGTTAAATATTCATTGTCTGAATTAAATGTTCCATCCTCTTCGGAGTGTTTACCTGTCTTGATGGGTATACCTACCATCTTACCAAACTCTCGATAATCTTCTGCTGTCATCATTTTTTCTTTCGTCATTCCTAATCTTTGAAATGCAAATGAATGTAAAGTTCTAAAATTTTCTAAATCTTTCTCTGCATCAAGACCAAACTTTTCAGCTGCTCTTGTTGCTGCTTCTCTTGCAGCTTTTCTGGTAAAAGAAAAATATCCTATTTGTTTTGGTCTTACGCCTTGTTGTATGAATTGATCTACTAGATTTAATAATGTTGTGGTTTTTCCTGTGCCTGGTGGTCCTAATATAATCGTTTTCATCAGAAAGCTTCTTTGTGGTATTGTACTTTTGATATGGATGTTTCCATTGCTTTCATTGTTTTTATTTTTATTAGTCTAGGCTGTTGTTTTTTTATTCTTACTCTTTCTTCTGATACAAAAGTTTCATCAAGTCTTTTTATTAAATTACCTGTTTTAATTTTATCCATGTCCCAATTATTCTTTTTACAGAATGCATAAAAATCATCCATTCTAAAATATGTAAATTCTTTGTTCTCGTCTGTAAATGGTAACTTGTTTAATACATCATCCATGGTTCTTGCTGCTTGTCTATTTGTTGTCCAATCTTGTAATAATCCAATTAGTTGGTTCATAGGATCTAATGACTCCAATGGTTCTACTTCTTGTAAATTTTGCATCATAGGTTTTAAAAAATATTGTTTCCAATCTTTTGCTTTTGGTACAGGCACAACTAGGTTAGCTTGATCTAAACATGCTAATGCAAACAAAGGTGGACTATATAATTGTTCTGATTTTAATTCGATCCGCGTTCCACTTACATCTAAAAACCATTGAGGTGGAGTGGATTTGTATTTAGTGAGATTACCTAACACAGGCATTTCTTCCTCACCATAACCCACACCAAAACGTTTTGTTCTACATAAACCTGATTGACAGACCGCGTTGATTGGTGCGTCTTTACATCTATACTTGTCGTAACCTTTTCTATTTACAGATTTAATTAATTGTTGAACCTCACCATTACTTAGCTTTGGTTCCATATATTTTAAATTAGCTTCTACAATTTTATCTTCCCAACTATCTGGGTGTGATTGTTTATAGTAAACAGCTATGTTAAATAATGCATTGTTCCTAGACCCCTCACCAAAACCAACTGATGCCAGTTTATTTAAGCAAGGTGGTCCCGCAGGAAAAGCCTCTTCTATCTTTTTTTCTTCGAACTTAATCTCTTTGACTTGTGCTTCCGTGCACGCATGAACATCATAGAGCTGATAAAATTCCTCAAGTGTACAACCGGCGCCACTATCGTTGATAGCATAACGTAGTCCTTTCATTTCATTGTAGTAGGGTAAATTTAAAAAGTTACC